TCAAACGATGAATTTTGTACAAGGTTCCCTGCATAAATATCATCAGATGAAAATTGCATTGAATTATAGATATAACGCCCACGAACCCTTTTTTCAATTTTTTTCTTATAGGGATCTTCGCACTTAAAATCTACAGTGAAATCATAAGCCCCCTCTGGAATATCTCCCTGTGCTACATCAAATGATGGTCGGTGAGCGCTTCCAGTCCCAGTTACAAAATAGCCTGTATGCGGGCCCCCAAGTTCTAATACACATCGCCCTATTTTATAAAACGATGCCATCACATTATGTAGTTCATCCATGTCGAAGGCGAGACACCCAAGCGTTAGGTTGCTTCCTTCAAAATTCAGATCAGCTAGATTAGATCCAGCCACGGAGGGAGATTTTGATTCCCCGATTACTTTCCCGCCAGAACAACTGTATTTTTGGATGTTAAGAGGGACATTATTTATATATGCCGAAAGGTCATCCTCATCGCGGGTTACTGTGATATAGTCATCATCATCAATTATATTTGATGTTGCGGGAACGTATATACTATTATCAGGATAATCTGGAGTATCGGGGGTATCTGGATCGTCTACATCTGGAGCCCCCCCAGGGATAGCATCATCAATATAGCTTGAAGACTCGGACGAGGGAGTTACATTTTTATAATTACCAGCAATGTTATTTGTTGAATAGTTTCCACTCGCGATTATTGTAAATTTAGTCGGTACTTTATTCCAAATTCCATACCCACCGTCAGCCCCTGCTTTTACAGTATTTATTATGTTATTGCTAGATACTGTTGCAGAAACCCCTGTGGTGATAGCACCACTGATAAAAATACCTGCTCGTGCGGAACCTGTAATAGTATTTTTTGAAATTGTGAGCCCATTGCCCCATGAATAAATTGAAATACCTGCAAAATACGAAGCCCAGTTAGTACTTCCTCCGGAAATTATATTGTTTCGGATTTCAACGTTTTGTGCAGTGGTTCCGGCTGTTTTTAGGTAGTCCTCTATCTGTATTCCACATGCGCCGACATCAATTGTATTATCATATATTTTCCCGTTTTTTGTAAGGGTTGTATGATTATATGATGCGGGTTCGTTTCCAAACTGAACCCCATGAGCCCCAAGTTTTGGAGCATTGGATGTCCCAGTCCAGTCGACAATAGTATTATTATTAACGGACCAATCCTGACAATTATCTAAACGAACGCCCGAGCATGTAATAGTTTGGATCTCATTACCATATACATTAATTTCAGTGGAATCTATACAAAATACAGAGCAATGTTCCAGATTCCACAAATCACAGTCATGCACTCTAATATTGATTCCATATGAAACTCTGACACCATCTCCTAGACTGTCATGAATTTTCATATTATGAACATGGATGTCAGAGGCATGTGACGTGCTTTGACCTACAATATATATGGCGTTATAATATCCTTTCCCATGTATTCGACCCCCGACCCCATATAAAGTAGATTCGTTACAATCGATTTCAAAACCGTATATCTCAACGCCTGTTGTAACTGTTCCTGTGCCTCCATATTGTCCGATTACAGGAACCATTGAGTACCATGCACAGGAATCGTTAAGTCTAAGGACAGCGGTAGAATCCCCCGTAAATACAGTCGAAGAGCCTATACGAAGAGTCTCTTGAATGTCATATGTATATGGACCTCTTAGATATACTGTATTGCCAGGATTAGCCGCTGCCCACGCCAGAGCTTGATTTATCTGGATATTGTCGGCAGTTCCATCACAAACATATGTAGAATCTCCAGAACTCCAGCCTATGTACCGTGTTTCTCCAGACATGATAATCATTATCCCATTTGTAATATTTATGCTCCCGTACTGCGTTTTATTGCGGCTACAATCGAACTTGCTGAATGTGTCGTTCCAGAAACATATACCGATGTATTATTTGTGGTGTTGTTTGTTGTACTGCTGTTCGGCGATGCTGATTTATTTGATCCAGATGACCCCGAAGAAGATCCTATATTACTGAGTTTCGTAATTACATTTTTTGCTCTCTCGTATATGTCTCCGAGTGTGCTGTATACAGAGCCTAAACTGGATAATGTAGTAGAAAATGAGAAATTTCCAAGCGTGCTCATAGAAGAATTCGCATTATCTGTTTTAATTTTGAGAGTATCTACTTGCGTCCCACCCGTTGATAAATTTCCAAAAAGTGTTCCAAATGGAGAATTGTTCGTACTAATTAGTGTATTATTCCAATTCCCTGTTTTCGAATTATTAGTATCAATCATAAGGCCAGTTGTACTTTGATTACCTTGCAGTGTGGCGAATGACGTTGAATCCGTAGCTATTAGACTGTTATGCCAGGTTCCAGTATCAGTATTATTAGTATTGATCTGAGCATCTACTCCTTGTGTTTGACCTAATAAGGTAGACATCGGGATCAGATTAGTCTGTGTAAGAGAATTTCCCCACGTACCAGTGTCACTATTTGCAGTGGTGGTTGACGAATCAACGCTATCAACCTGCGTTTTTAAGTTTGAAAGTGTTTTACTATCAAGGACGAGAACCTTACCCGTTACCTCGTCTATAAGTTTGGTAGTATTTGATGCTTCAATCCCGGTAGATCCAAATTGTCCCGTTAACCCGCTTAAGGTTCTGCCGTTTAAAACTACTACATCTCTATCAAGATTTCCAACCAGAGTATCAGCACGAGCCGCAGCCTGACCTGTATCATCTGCCCCCTGAGTAAGAATCGTTAAACCCCCAGACGTGGTTTGAAAATTCAGTTCTCCCATGTTTCTAAGGGAAGTTACCGCACCGTCCGCTGAGATTTTTACAAGCTCGTTATCATCATTTAGGATTATGAGTTCCCCGTTAAGGGTTTCAATCCCTCTGGTCAGGTCATCAATATCAACACCTGACATAATCTCAATGCCAGCATTGTTTGTTTTGTCAACAGACTCTAGAAATTTATTAACTGCGTCTTCATATTCCGACTGTGCTTCTGATACTGAATCTGTTACGTTTCCATAGGCTTCCTCGGCTCCAAACGCCAGGTCTTGAGCAGAATTAAGCCATGCGTCATGTGCTTGGTCTGCGGTAGCTGCCGAATCTTGAACTTGAGCACTTGCATCAAAAATATTAGTTTCAATTTCATCGGCGGTATTTCGATATTCTTCTGCTTGGGTGTGGACATTTGAGACGGTGTTACTTATGATATCTTCAACATTTGAAAAAAATACCGTAATTGCATCGAGATGCAAACCCGTTGCAAGTCCGTTAAAATCTTCCTTGAGATCATCGAGATACCCAGAAACCGAATCAACAACCCCGCCTACGATATCTTTGATCGTGTAAAAATCAACAGTTATTGCATCATAGAGGAACGATACTGTATCTGACACAAGCCCCGTTTTCTCATCAAAATAGATAAGAGCCGCAGCAAGAGCCATTATTTCCCCAATGCCTACGGCCCATTCAACCGCTGTCATGGTGGTTCCTAATATAGTAATTGACCCGGCTGCAACATTCGCGGAAATCCCAAGAGTCGTTAATGCGGGAACTGCAGCCCCCGCAATAAGTCCCAGTGTACCTAATCCAGATACAGCAACTAATCCTGCCGTGCCTAATAGTGCAACTGCTGTGCCTACCTTTCTAATTGGATCAGGGATTAACTGATAAGTGTTTACTAATTTTGTGGCAAGTTTTACTGCATCTGTCATAAAGTATGCAAGGTCCTCACCAATCGTGATTTCAAGTCCTTCAATAGAACTTTTTAAGATGCGGATTGCTCCCCCTAATCCGGCATCCATTTCTTCGGCTGCCTTTTTAGCATATCCCGTCGAATTATCTAACTCGGTTGTTAGATTCCTGAGTGCTGTACTTCCCTGATTGAGTAAAGCCATCATTCCAGGGCCTGCCCTCATACCGAAGATTTTCATTATATCCCCGGCAGAAACGCCTTTCGCGGACAACACATCTAATATTTCAGCTAGACTATGGGTTTTTGGGTTGACCTCTTCAAGGGATATGCCGTAACTTTCGAGGGCCAGAACTACATTTTTAGTAGGGGATATCAATCTAGTTATGGAATTACGAAGGACTGTTCCGGACATACTCCCCTTGATTCCGGCGTTTGAGAGTATTCCAATAGCGGCAGCGGTTTCCTGAAGTGTCCACCCCATCTGATGAGCCAGGGGCGCAGTATATTTCATTGCCTCCCCGAGTCCTGTAACATCTGTTGCTGATGCATTAGCAGCGTATGCCATTACATCAGCGGCAAGAGACGTGTCAGATGCCTCTATTTGGAAACTCCTCATCGTGGAGGTCATTATATCTACAGTTGTATCCAGCCCCGTCATTGATGCCCGTGATAGATCTAGAGTAGATGGCATTGCAGAGAGGATTTCATTCGCATCAAACCCAGCTTGCCCTAATATTCGCATACCACTGGCGGCTTCTTGCGCGGTGAATGATGTGTCAGCCCCTAACTGTCGGGCTTCAGCGGTAAGTGCGGAGAACTGTTCAGTTGTGGATGATGTTACAGCCTGAACCTGCCTCATAGCGTCGTCAAAACCAGAAAATACCTCTATGGCATGAGAAAAACCTGAAACTAGGGTGCCTGTAACTACACTTGTAATTACTGTCCCCATTGCCCCCATTTCTTTTTGTAGAGATACTGATTTTTGTGTAAGACCTACAAGAGCAGTGCCCGCTTTTTGTGCTCCGGTAGACAGAGTTTGAAATGTAGATGATTTTGAAGCAAGTCCAGTCAGACTCGAACTTACTTTTGATACGTGAGTAGTATACGAATTAAAATATGTTGAGAGGGATGAAACATTTTTTTGGGTTGCCATTCCCATTGCGGATACTGCAGATCCGGCGTTTTTAGCCCCAGATTCAATACCTTGAAAGGCTCCCGACGAGCTTGTGGTAAATCCCTGAACTGCTGAACGCGCACCAGAAAGCCCGTTTGTGAAACTTCCGCTGATTGTTCCAGACGTTGTAGTCGCAGCCGTGCCTAATCCAGTTATGGACGACTCGGCAGTTTTAAACATGGATGTAGCAGATGCTAGGCCGGAATTGTCAATTTTCAATCCGACATCAGCGTAAATGTCCCCTATAGATGGCATTGTTTACCTTCTACATTTCCGTATGCTTTTTTCATGCTGTTCTACTACGTCCATCATAGCATCGCCCGCTGCTACCAATTGTCTTGCCCAATCGTGTGCCGATACGTCGTTCTTTTTTTTCGGTTCGTTTGAGAGGTACTCATTTAATTTGTAGGGATATTTCTGCCCTTTTTTGAGGTACGGACCCATAGGAGCATTCATAATGGATACTACCGTATCGGCATGCAACCGCACTTGAAAATCGATTTCATCCTGAAGTTTCTGTTTCCCTACTCGGATGTAGAATGCGGTTTCAGCTTCTGTCATATCCCAGAATTCGTGTAATGTGCGATCAGTAAACCGTATCAATAATTCCTGATATTTTTCAATCACGTCGTCGATGTCGGCTGTGAGCTCCCAAGGGATTCCCCCGTACCATCCCCCGGGGGTTCAGATGTTGCGGTTTCGGATTCAATCGTAGTGGGCGTAGCCTCTGCATTTGCAAACGTTTTATCAAGCAGGTCTAAGAGTTTTTTAATATCGTCTCTTGATTTTATTTCCCTCATTTTTCGCGAAAACATAACCTGCTCACGGTTCATTAGACCGGCTTCCACAAACGCATCAATAATAATATCATCAAAATCGCGCTGATCATGACCGCTTAGGAAATATTGTTCTATAATATCTTCTACATAAACAGATCCCGCCGCATCAGTTTCTCCACGTTCAAGGTTTAAAGTGGGATGTTTCGCAAAAAGGCCAGAATACACAATTTTTTCGTATGTGTCTTCAGTTGTTCCTTTAGGATCATTGAGTTTGCTCAGAAATTCAATGTGGGTACGTACTCCCAACAACTGAAACATCTTTTTTCGTCCAATCCAAGCAAAATTAAGGGAATAATTCCCCACAAAATCAACAGGACCACCTACCATTTAACCACCTTATTAGGATGACCTCGCAACAATAAGATTTATAAAACGGGTCGCTTTATTTGATTCCTGGACCATGATCTTTGCTTTTGCAATGTTTCCCGCTGTTGGCCAGTAGGTGGAAGAAAAAGTTGTCGGAGTGCCGCTTGTGAGTTCTGTCCATGAAGTGCCACTGTTATATGATATGCCTATATATGATGCAGAAGACGCGGTTACTTCAATCGTATCTGTAGTAATCCCGGTTGCCTCGTGGAAAATTACATCATTTGCGGAGCTGCTAAGTGCAGAGTTTGCAGCAGAGGGAAAATACGTAATGCCTACCCCAGCTCCTTCTATTGATGTAATCCCTGCATAGGTTGTTGATCTTACAAATCCACCGGTACATTCAAGATCAACATTGAATGTGAGCGTGTTTTCGTCTTCTTCCGTGGGGTACTCACAACTCACATATGCTTGATATTCATATACAAGCCCGGCTTCGGGGACAATTACTTGAATAGTATGTTCCTGCATGTCTTCAGAGGCAGTCTCAATAGCAATTTGTCCTGCGTCCCCGGGTATAGCAATCCCAGAGAATGAAGCCGACCCTGGATCTAATATTTTTAGTCCCTTTTTCCTAGTCGTATCCTTAGTTGTAGTCACGTCTTTTGTATCTCTACTGGGTTTTGGAAATGGCAGTGATCCGGGGGATATACCGTCTATTTCCGTGCCGTCTATGGTAACATAGCCGCCGGTTGTGTCAATGTGTTCTTTTGGCATGTGGTTCACCCGATTTCAAGTGAGAAATATATAGAATAAATAGTACCTTCGGTAAGCGATTGTGAAACGAAAAAATGAGGTGCTTTCTTTTTGATACTTTTAAATCGTGTAGATCCTATCGTAGTGTTAATTTTCGGGCTAAGTAAATCTTCGATAGCTTGTGCTTTTGCATCAGCCACGGAAGGGGATGTGTTTTTAACTAACACTCGAAGTTCTGGACGTTCTAATGTGATAGAATTTTGAATAGGGAGTGTATATTTAGGCGAACTCCCTGCGGATGAGAGTAAGGATATGCAATTTGGAACGCCTGACTGAAACATTTTATAAAAAATGTCTGTCCCTACAGTTCCGATTCCATTTAGTTGTAGGTATGTTCCAATGTCAGTAAGCCAGGTCATTTCATCACGTCCTGACATCTGATTTTAAGATCCTGTATAAGGGAATCTTGCCTTAGATTGAACGGGGTTGACAGATATTGGTCTTGTCCGTGATCGTGATGTTTTGGGATTTCATGAACATATACTGCGTAATCAATACCTTCTCCAAAAGAAAGTTCAACTTTAAATTCTCTATCGGTTCCGATGACAGTCTTTACTTTCCCTGTGCTTTTTAAGACACCTTTGTCAACTGGACAGAAATTCTCTCTTGAAATTAACATAGTGTCGTCTGCCCATTCTCGGGTAGTGTCCTTCGCTTCGTCAGTGATAGCATTGAACAGAATTTTGAGGTTTGCAGTACAAAGTGCAGCACCTTTTACAGCCATCAAATCCCCCCTTTCTCACCGGAAACGCCGAGTAGTACTCTAATGTAATCAACTTCATTGTCAGAGAGACGTTTCACATGTCTAATTTTTACAATCGGGGGTTGACTGCCATCTTCAAGGGTAATGCGTGAATTATCTGCAATGGTGGTTTCAGGAGGAAAACCTATCCATGCCGAAATAATTTGATTAGATCCTTCATTATTGATCTCTTTTCCTTCATTGTAATAACATTCCGATGGAACCGGGACACCATAACTAGAATCGAATCCATCGTCTGAGACAAAAGGCGCAATCGTGCAAGAGTCTGGGAAGTCCATCATAGACCCTCATCCAAAAATAAGTCGTGAAAGTTCATTGTCCCTCTCGATTGCAATTGAGGCATCGTCTCGCGTAACACCTGACAAATCATATTCGTCTGCGGTGCTATCCGCATTATCTCTCAGGGCGTAGGCTCTATCCATATACTGAGAACTTGTCTTAATCTGAGATTTCCATGAGGAATCTGTGACACTTTCCTGTACTATGGTGCCTTTCCCACCTTTATTTGCATAGATGTCTAAAATAAAACAGGCTGTAATTCTCGTTTTGAGGTCTTCTGTAATCGTTCTATTCCCGATGAAATTATTTACATCGTCGGCTATATGTGCCTGTAAAAGAGTCAATTGTTCAGAGGTAATTTTACCTCCGAACCCTACAGTAACCTTAAAAAAAGACTCTGTATAAATCGCATCGGAAATAGTTATAGACATTCAACCGCCCCAGAATTATGT